CCTGAACCGTGTGCGCCGCGGCGCCGAACGGACCGATGAACGGATTGGTGGCGTTGCCGACGGTCAGGTTGGTGGTGTTGGCATCGGCAGAGCGAATGACGATCGCCTTGATGGTGGCAAAGACCACCGCCGCGCCGAAGGGATCCAGGAGCGCGCCCGCCAAGTCGATATCATCGTTGGAAGCGGTCAGGATCGAGCGCACCGAATCCCACAGCTTGCTGGCCTGGCCAGAGCCCACGCCGTCGGTCAGGAAAATGTCGGTGAACGAAGGCTTTGTGTAGACCGGCACGGCACCGCCGATATTGGCGCCGGTGAGTTCGGCCCTGAGAGCGGCCGCGACTTGTGCAGTGAGTGGCATGGTAGTCTCCTTTTCAGAACTGGATGCGACGGTAAGGTGCAATCTTCGAAGCCGCGCCGAGCGGAACCTCGATCGGGGTGCCAGAAGTCATGACGGCTTCACGATTCCGGAAGTTGTGGGCCACGATCTGCAAGAGCGCCGCTCGCAGCGGAGCAGGGACCGCCGCCGCATTCGCGCCAAAGCCCGCGGTGAAGGTGATGCGGACCGCGTTGCTGGTCTCCTTCGGCGTAGGCCAGCTGCCGGTCTTCGGGATAACCCATCCCTCGACCGGGACCGTGTCGACCTCATAGTTGGAAGCGGCCCAAGCGGTCAGCAGGCCGGTCACCGGATCCACATAGTCGACGCTGTCGACGGAAATCAGGTTGCCAAGCGGGATCTGCAGGTCGCCCGACGGGAAGCTGTCGTAATAGAGCTCCCAGACCTGCGAGATCATGCAGCGGCCGAGAATGCCGCGATGGCCGTCCAGGAGCTCGACCGCATCCGAAATCAGCAGGGTGATGACGGAATCCTGATCGCTCGAATCCTGCCGCAGATAGGTCTTTGCCTCGGCGACCGTGATCGGGGTGACGCCAGGCGCCGTCTTCAATTTCAGAGCCATGATTTACCTTCTGACCGACGGTGACTGCCGGCTTTGCCTGGTTGCCGAGGGAGGGCTCGAGCGCCGCAGATGCGGCGCCAAACCGTCCCGGTGAGCTTGGAGCGGGCCCGGCCGCTGGGTTGCAGGCGCCAGAAACCCGGGTCGCGTGCCGGTCGAGGCTCGCGCACCAGCGACGATCAGCTGCCCGGTGGCCACAGCGGTGCCGGTGCCGGCCGCGTTACCGACCGACGCTGCCGTCGACCGACCGACGCCGGCGGCCGTTCCCGAGCCCGCCAGGGATCCTGTGCCGGCCAGGGTCGCCCCGCCCAAACCGAAGATGGCGCCCGTTCCGGCCGCGAGGCCCACAGCGGCGGCCGTAGAGGCGCCTACAGCCCCGGCAGCGCCAGACCCCGCGGCCGCACCCGCCAAGGCCACCAGGGCAGCGCCTGTGCCAATCTGGGCACCCGTTCCGGCCGCGAGGCCCTGCGCAGCCGCGGTAGACGCGCCGACACCGGCCGCCAGGCCAGAACCTGCAGCCGCGCCCGAGGACGCAGCCGGGATGAAGCCGGAAGCCGTGCCGATGCCCGAAGCGTTGCCCACAGCGAACCGAATCCCGGTGCCGATGCCGGCGGAAGCGCCAAGGCCAGTGGCCAGCCCGGCGCCGGCGAAAATCGCCAGACCCGAGCCCGAGAGAGCGCCGACGCCTGCCGCCGCGCCGACCGCGGCTGCCGTCGAGGCGCCGACACCCGTCGCTACGCCGCTACCAGCCTGGGAGCCGGTGCTGCCCGACGCACTGAGGCCGACGCCGGTAGCCGAGGCGGTCCCGGTACCTGCCGCATTGCCGACGCCCGCAAAGGTAGCCGCGCCAACGCCGGTGGCCACACCGGTGCCCGATGCAGTGGCAGCATCCGAGGAAAACGCCGCGAGGACGCCCGAGAGAGTGCCAGCGCCGGCCGCCAGGCCCACACCGGCGAAGATCGCCCGTCCCACGCCCGTAGCCGTGCCGGCACCAGCCTGGGCGCCGACCGACTCGAGGAAGGACACGCCGGTGGCAGCGCCGACGCCGGCCGCATTGCCGACGGCAGCTGCGGTGGAACGGCCGACGCCGGCCGCGGTCCCGAGGCCGGTCGCGGATCCTGCCGACGCCGCGGTTGACGTGGCGGTGCCAGCAAGGGCGCCGACGCCAGCTGCAGAGCCGGTCGCCGCCGCAAAGGATCGGCCCACGCCGGCTGCAGCGCCGGTGCCAACCAAGGACCCGGCGGCCGAATAGGTGATATCGCCGGTAACGCCGGTGGCCGTGCTGGTGCCGGCAGCAGCGCCGACTGAGGCCGCGAAAGACCTGCCCACGCCGGTGGCGACGCCCGCCCCTGAAGCAGCACCGAGGCCAGCGGCGAACCAGCGGCCGGTGCCGGTGGCTGCACCAGTGCCAGCGGCATTGCCGACGGAGGCCGCGGTCGAGGCTCCGACGCCGGTAGCTGCGCCAATCGACGTAGCCGCCGCCAGGGCGGCCGCGAAGGATCGCCCGATACCTGCGGCTGCGCCGACACCGCTCGCAGCGCCGAGCGCGGCAAAGATTGCGGCGCCGACACCGGTGAGAGTGCCGACGCCGCTGGCAGCCCCCTGGCTGATAGCTGTGAACTGAAAGACGGCCGCGGCCGCGCCAACACCGGACGCAGCACCGGCGGCCGCGACGAAGGCGCGACCGACGCCGGCTGCGGTGCCGGATCCCGACGCCGCACCGACTGACCCTGCATTGAATGCGACACCAGCTGCCGCGCCGACACCAGATGCAGCGCCGACAGCCGCGACAATTGCCCGGCCCGCGCCGGCTGCAGCGCCAACGCCAGAAGCCGCCCCTTGCGAAGCTGCAGTCGAAGCGCCCTGACCGGTTTCAGTGCCGACGCCCGAGGCCGCACCAGTCGCCGCAGCGAATGAGCGCCCGACCGCACCAGCCGCGCCGACACCAGCAGCAGCACCAGCGCCGGCGACGATCGCGCGGCCGGTTGCAGCCTGCGCGCCGGTACCCGATGCCGCGCCGACGGCAGCCGAGATCGTGCCGCCACTCGGCTGCAGCCAGAAGAAAATCAGCATCTAGGAAAACCCCTCTCGGGCTTAAGGGCCCCTGACAATCACGCCGTAGGTGGTCGAGTTCGCCGCGGTCGAGCCGGTCCAGGTCCCGACCCAGTTGCACGCCTGCTGATCAAGCTGCCCCTCGAAAGTGAACCCGAACAAGGTCGTTCCCTGACCGATCAGCGCCGTCGCAGGATCCAAGAGCGGATAGCTCGGCCGCTGAATGCTGGTTTGCGCCGCTCGATAGACGCCCCCCGCAAGCAAGAGCCGGCGCCCGCCGCCGGCGATGCCCGCAATGTTGGCCGGCGCGGAGGTCGTGCCGCCAGTGCCAGGCCTTGCACCAACACCGGACGGAAGATAGGTGCGACACGCTCCAGCGATCAGATAGGCCCAGCCGATCGACGAGGTCGAGCCGGTGGTGTTGCTCGTCTGGGTGTTGCTCTCCGAGCCATCGAGAAATCTATAGGACACCAGAATGCCGGTTTCATTGGTCGCAGGCGCCGACGCAGTGATCTGGGTCCAGCCGGACGGGCCGGAAGGGATACCGGTGCCGACGTCATGGAACATCACGGTCACGCACAGCAGACCCGACACTTTCGGGATCCGGCCCCAGGTGAAAACGCCACCACCGCCGGCGTTTTGAATCGTCATCTGCTTCCAGACGACGCGCGGGCCTCCGGCCGGCAAGAGCGCTCGCCGCAGTGCAAGCCGAGAAGAATCCACAGCGATCAGTCCAGCCTAAGGGCTTTGACCACGACCGTGATCACCGCCGCGGACGCCGGCGCATAAGCATTCTTCGCACGAAGCAGGAACCGGAGATCGGCCGAGCCGACGCAAGTGGCCAGGATCGCCAGCCCCTGGGCATGATAGAATCCGTTGTTGCCAACGTCCTCGAGGGCAAAGCCGATGCGCGCAACGCAGGTCTTGATTTCCGCATCCGACACCGCAAAGGCCGCGTTGTCGTTGATGTTGGTGACCGCCTGGTTGAAGATGAAGATCTCGCCCTGCAGCGGGGTCGCAGCATCCTGATCCGTCGAGACGATGACATCGGTGATGAGCACAGAGCCGCCGGACTTTCGCGCGATCCCTGACAAGGTGAACCCACCAGTCGTCGGCGCGGTCGTCGAATTCGACATCGCATCGTTTACGGCATAAGCGGTGGTATCCGCGGGCCGGGTCACGTCGGTCTGAACCGTGACAGGGAAGCCCAGCGGCGCAACCCAAAGCGCGCCGGCCGACACCTGGAGCGGCTCATAGTCTCCATCGGCGCCGGATCTGTTCGCGGGAGCATCGGTGCGCACCGCCAGCATCTGCAGGCCGGTGTCGCCACCGGCATGCGCAGCATCCTCCGCGACCACCTTCAGGTGGACCTCGCTGTCCGGAGTGCCGTCGGTAATCTTCACCCGCTGATAGTGATTGTTGCCATTGGAGATATCGTCGGTCGCCAGGTTCGTGCCAGAACCGGCGGTAACCGGTACGCCATCAGCCATCTTAAGCGAGCCTCATCTTAAAGCGGACCTTCGCCCGCGCTTTCAACATCGCCTCGCGCTGCATCGCGGGCTCGAGAGTGCCGCGGGCAAAGCAGTTCAGAACTGCATCCTCCATCGCGGTCGTGATCTTCTTCTTGAGGGTCGGGTCATTGCTGCGGACAGCGATGCCGACCGCCTCGACCACGCCGGCCGGGGTCTTCGGCGGACCAGCGACCCAGCGCCCGTCGACCTTCTGAAACCCGCGCTCTGCGAGCCAATCCGTCGAATAGAGCTTCAAGCGCCGCGGGATCCGCAGAGCCTCGACCCGAGCCATGTGCAGGGCAATCATCGACTGCCCCGCATCAAGGCCGCACAGATGCGGTGCGACGTGCTTCCACAGTCGCATCGCACCCTCGAGATCCAGCTGCACGAGGCAGCGGTGCATTTCAGCGTGATGCATTCTTGGCATCCAGCCGCGCCATGTGCACAAGCGCCTTCGTCTCTTCGGGCGAAGCGCCGCGGACATGGGCAGAAAAGGCCGCCTCGCGCATGGCGAGCTCAACCACCTTCGAAGCCGGCGTCTTGCCGTTGATGGCAATGCCGGTCGCCTCCGCGATGTTGGGAGTGATCTTTTCCATTGGGATCAATCCAGGGTGATGGTCGAGGCGGTCGTCAGGCGCGGCGTGATGCCGTTGCCGGTGACGATGTTGGGCGTGACGGTGCCCTGCCACAGCGCAGCAGCAGCGCCACCGCCAGACTTGCCCGTCGACCAGTGGGTCACGGTACCCGAACCACCGGTGCCAGCCGGGAAGTCGATGTTCGCCACCGGTGTGACGGTGCCCGAGGCTTCAGCCCAGCCGCCCGAGGTCCGCGCGACGTTCACGCGGGCATACGACGTGTAGGCGACTTCCGAGGTCGACAGCGTGCCGGCATCCGCGGGATCGGCCGTGTGCAGCGCATTGACGATGTTGGTTTCAGGCGAGGTCGCCGCATTGTCGGCATAGTTAGCCCAGGCGACCGCCTGAAAGATGAGCCGCAGAATTGCGGTCTCGGTCGTGTTCGAGATCGACATGGAGGATGCTCCTAAATGAGGCGCCGCCTGGGCGGTTGCCGGGTTTACTTGTTCTCAGGCGCCGACTTGCGGGCCTTCTTGCTGGGAGCCTCGAGGGCCTCGCCCTCGGCAGGCTCGGTTTTGCCGGGAGGATCCAGGGATTCGCCCTCTTCGAGTTCGGCCCAGCCTTCCGATACCGCGACACGCGCGAGGTCGCCCTCGACGGTCATGCCTTCAACAAACTGAGTGGGGTGAGCCTCGCCGTCTTTGCAGCCGAGGAATTCCTTGATGACCTTTGCCATCTAGCTCTCCTGTTGGAATGGAAAAGGGCCCGGCGGAATTGCCGAGCCCCTCGATGTTGCAATGACCGCTCAGGTTACGAGACGGCGCACTTCAGCAGCTTGATCGCCTGGGTGTTCCGGAGACGACCGCCGACGCGCTTGCGAATGTAGAACTTCACAAAGCCCGGGGTCGTGATCTCATCGCGGGTGATCCGCATGCCGACACGATCGGTGATGAGATAGCCCTCGCGGAAATCGCCGAAGGCGACCGGGAAGGCGTTAGCCGCCACCACCGGCATGTCTTCAGCTTCCACCACAGGGTAGCCCAGGAACTGGTCGGGCGTGTTCATCTGCAGCGAGGGCTGCCACAGGTACTGACCGGTGGAGTCCTTGTATTTCCGCATTGCAGCGATCACCAGCTTGGAGGTCATCCAGCGGGCATTTGCACGATAGCGAGCACGCATGGAGTAGACCACATCCAGGAAGGTGTCGGCCGACGCCGGCAGAGCCGCCGCCAGCAAGCTCGGAATGTACTGCAGCGTGCCGAAGGCGCGGACGCCGTCACCGGTGGCCAGCGGCGCCGGACCCGACAGGATGCCCGTCGGACGGTTGGTGCCGTTGCCAGCGATGAAGGCTGCGCCTTCGCCCTGGGCAATGGCATCGGCCGCCGAGGTCGTGAGCCATTCCTCGACGTTGAAGAACAGGTCATCGAGGGATTCCTCGGAGGCCTGCGGCTTCGCCGATGCCATGCCGAAGGTCGGAGCGACCTCGAACAGATCGGGCGTGTTGGTCTGGTTGCGGGTGCCGGCTTCGCCGAGCCACTCGAAAGCCGCGCCGTTGACGTCGATCAGTTCCTTATAGTCCGGAGTGCCGACGGTGCGAACCGTGGCAACCTGACGGACCGGGGAGATATCGACGCTCAGACGGGCGATCTCGCGGGCGATCTCTTCCGGCAGCGCGAAGCCGCCGGCAGCACCAGCCGAGGTCACAGTCTGGGTGGCGCGGGTTTCCCAGCCATCCTGACCCTGCTTCTTGGCGACGTCCTTCTGCGCATTGTAGAGCCGGCTGCGGCGCTCCGGGTTGGACGGATCGCGCATCCAGTCCACCAGGGCGATGCGATGCTCGCGGGCTTCCGGAGTTTCGCGGTGCTCGCCGTTGCCGCCGCCCAGGCCAGGACGCGAGGCGCGGGTGATCAGCGTCTCGAGCTCCTTCTTCGTCTCGGCCAGCTGGTCGAGGGTCGCGTCCAGCTTGTCCAGCTTCGCGCGGGTTTCCGGGGTGACGGTGCCCAGCTTCTTCAGTTCAAGAAGCTGTTCATCGGTGGCCTTGCGGTGGGCCTCGACGGCAGTGCCGAGCGAGTCCAGGGTCCGCGCAATGTCGGCCATGGAAGGCGCCTCGCGGCGCTCGTACACGCCGCCGAGCAGAGACGCGGCAGCAAGACTGGCGCGGAACGCCAGGAAGTCCTTGTGGTTGCGATGCATGATGCATGCTCCTCAGTTAAGGTTTCAGAATGCGAGTCAGCCGAGCGGCCGCCTCGTTGACGAGAGCCTCTGCCTCTCGAGCTTCCCGCTCTTCGATGGCCCAGGCCTTGAACCAAGCGATGAACCGCTTGGCTCCGTCATCCGAAAACCCTGCGTCCCGCAGAGCCTTTTCAGCTTGACGAATTGTGGTGATGCCCGCGACGTCCGCCGCCTTGACGACGGTAGTGCGAGCCTTCGGATTTGCAGGGAACGTCACCAGGCTGACCTCCCAGAGATCGACCTCGGTGACGGTGCGGACATTGGTCTCGCGGTCGAAGTCCGACTGCTTGGTCAAGAAGCCGATCGACAGCCCGTTCAGCGCTCCCATTTTCAGCAGCGCATAGGCCTCGCGGCCGCGGACGGTGTCGAGCGCCATGCGACCCTTGATCTTCAGGCCCTTGGCATCCTCGACCATTTCGTCCCAGACGCCGATCGGCTCGTCGCCATTGTGCTGCCAGAGCATCGCCGGCATGGTCCCGGCCTTCTTGTGCGCCTTCAGGCTCTCGGTGAAGGCGCCGGCCGCCACGACGTCGGCATAGCTGTCCTTGACGCCGAACACCGAACCATAGCCCTCGACGGTGCCATCTTCGCCGGTGGCGCGGGCTTCCAGGGCACAGTAACGGACCTCGCGCTCAAGGCCGGCTTCGCGGATTTCAAGCTTGCGCATCATTGCTCGGGTCTCCTTCTTCGCCCGCAGGCTTTTCGCTGGCCGGCTTCTTGCCGGTGATGTTGGCCGGCGACCAGAACCTGTCGCCACCGCTGACCGCATCGAGAGCGAAGTAATCGCGGACCTCGTTGCGGGTCATGATCTGCATTTCAATCATCGTCCGAGCCCACTCGGCTCGATCCTTCATCGAGCCCTGGGTCAGATAGCGGGTGTCGAACTCGGCAAAGAGCGGGCCGGCGCCATCCAGGACGAACTCGTCGAGCCGCTGCCGCCAGGACTCATGCCAGGGCGCCAGGGTGTGCCGCTCATGCGCGGAGAAAAACGCCTCCGACGAAGCGAAAGTTGCGGTCTTGTCCGAGTGCCCGATCATGATGGGGAACACGCCGAACGCGCGCGCGACCTCTTCGACCTGCAGGCGACGCTGCTCCAGGTGCTGCTGGTCGACGCCGGAGAAGGCGATCTTCTCGAACTTGAAGTCATTGTCGAGGATCGCGGTGCCGTTGCGATTGGTCTGCAGGAAGGTCCGCCAGGACTCGCGCAGCCGGTCAATCGTCTCGGGCGCCACCTTCTGCGATGAACTCAGGACGCCGGCCGGCCGCCCGCCATTGGCGAACAGCGTACCCTGCTGGCGCTCCGCGGCGATCGAGAGGCCGACCGCCTCGCGCGCCAGGGAAAGACCATCGAGTGAATGGACCTTCTCCCAGCGCAGGTTCGGAAGGTGGAGCACATCGTCGGGACCAAAGACGCCGACCAGGCCGAACTTGTCATAGCAGCGATACTGGACCTCGTTGCGCGAGAATTCATCGATCTGCACATTGCCCGGCTCCACCGGGATCAGTTCGCGGACCCGCTTGCTGCCAGGCGACCGCACCTTGATCGCCACCGCGTCGCCGCAGAGCACCGCGTGCATCGTCATGGTCCGGCGGAACTCGAAGGACGTCTGCCACTCATTCGGCCGGCGATTGAGCAGCCGGTACTCCGGAATGTTGGTAGCGAGCTCGCGGCCGCCGTCGGCCTTCTCCCGGTAGACATGCAGCTGCGGCGTTGCGCAGCCATCGGCAATGACCTTCACGCAAGCCAGGCACGCCGAGACGCGTAGAGCGGTGTTGAGGTTGACGAGCTCGCCGGACATCGGGTTGCCGATGTAGCCGCGATCGATCCGCTCCATGATCTCGTCGATCTTGAGCGGGCCATTCTTCTTCGACCAGAAGTCGAGCCCAAGGCGCGCGAGGATCCCCATCAGACCGACACCATGCCGTGAGACTCGAGATACGAAACCTCCCGCTTCGGGATGCTGATCGTGGCAACGCCGATCGACATGGCCAGTGACACCATGCCGTCGATGCGCGAGGTAGCCTTATCCTTGGCAAACATGCGGTGACCTGTCCTGTTTTCTTCATAGACGACGGCGCTGGAACCGAGGTTCTGAACCGGGTTGTTGTCGATGAGGATCCGCCGCTCGAGCAGCGCAGCCTCCAGTTTCAAGATGCTGTCCGGCATCCACAGCGCAATCTCTTCGGCACCAGTAGCGCCGAGCAGCTGCGCCTCTTCGGGCGATTCCTTCTTGTCAATGACGCGGCGCTGAAAGCCCTGCGGGTGAACCACCGCCGGCAGCTTCACGGAAATCTCACTCAGCTGGTCGCCGAGCCGCTCGAGGCCATACTGGTCACAGCCGATGATGACCGGGTCGAACTCTGCGCACAGCGCGCCAAGCGCATCGGCCAGCCATTTGTAGGAAACCCGCGGACCAGGGACCGCCTCGAGGAAACCCTCGCGCTCCCACTTTTCGTACGGCGCGCGGTCCTTCTTCGCCCGCTCCGACAGGGTGTCCTTCGGCGTCCAGAACCAGGTCTTTGTGACGAAGTGCCAGGCATCCGGAGTGGGATCGGTCACCCAGGTCAGGGTGAAGGCGCAAAGGTCCTTCGTCCGCGACAGGTCGAGCCCGCCGTAGGGCCGGATCCCGCGCTCGAGGAAAGACCCGAAATCGACCTGGTCGGGCTCGGCCAGGCAGGCGCGCCAGACCTTCGTCGGGATTGCCGAGTTTTCCGATTCCGTCCACTCGCAGAACGAAAGCCGGCGGACCAGACCCTCCTTGGAAGGCATGCCCTGGGCCTCGAGGACCTGCTCCCGAATGTACGGCCGCTGGATCGACACGCCGAGGTTCGGGTTCGCCTTGATCCAGCACTCCTCATCTTCGAAGGGGTCCTCGCCCTCGTCGAGAGCGCAGACGTAGGCGAACCAGGCGTCGTTTTGCTTCAGGCCCGAGACGACCTCGATCGAATACTGATGCTCGGCCCAGCAAACCGACTTGCGATCGAAGCCGGAATTGGTGATCTCGAAAAGCAACGCCTCCTGGTTGCCCTTCGTGCCGGCGCGCATCATTTCAATGACCGCATTGTCCGGATGCTCGTGGACCTCGTCGATCAGTGCGCAGAACGGGCGAATGCCGCTCTTGCCCTTCTTCTCCGACGAGATCGGCTTAAAGAACCCGGCCCGTCTCAGGTCGGTCAGCTGCCAGATCGGATTGACGCCCGATGGAACCAGCCTCTCCTTCAGCTTCTTTGACCGCTCCCACATCGACACCGCATCGCGGAACAGGATCGAGGCCTGGTCCTTGTCGGTCGCGGCCGAGTAGACCTCGGGCCGCAGCTTGCCCATCGCGGTCAGCATGTAGTGGCCGATGCCGGCCGCCATCGGAGACTTACCGTTGCCCTTGCCGATCTCGACAAAGGCGCGGCGGAACCGGCGCAGACCCGCGGCATTTCGCCAGCCGAATAGCGAGCCGATGATGAAGCACTGCCAAGGCTGCAGGATGAACGGCACGGCGACGCTCTCGGGCTCGCCATAGTCGTCGACCCGCTCGACCTCGACCGTCAGCACCAGCCGGAAGAATTCAATCGCCCGATTTGCAGCCGCCAGGTCCCACTTCAGGTCCTTCCGCTTGCGGTCCGCCAGGTGCCGCTCGCACGCCGCCCGCACATGCGGGCCCGCGACGATCCGGCCGGCTTTGACGTCCCGGGCGTAGGCGGTCGTGGGGTCTTTAGGCGAAGAAGTCGTCGGCGGGGTCTTGGACTGGAGCCGCGGTGCCAAGGTTGATCCTAGCGCGCGCCGAGGGCGTCATGCCGAACTCAGCAGCGAACCGGACCATGTCCGATGCCGCCTTGTTCGCAATGCCCAGGAGCGGATTCTGGATTGCGTTTCCGTTGGTGGTCTTAATCATCAAGGCCTTCGTCAGCGCATCGCCGCGAGACATGACGTTCAGGGCGTCGGTCGCCTGCTTCCAGATCGCATAGGCCTGACAGTAGGCGCCGAGGGCCGCGACGTCGGACAGCGCGAGGACCCGCTGCGCGTAGAGCATCGGCGCGACCCGAGCCCACTCGGCCTTTGCGTCCTCGTTCAGATGCGGCGGTGGGTCCGGCAGCGCCGGCGCGGCCTGGATGCTGTCGGATCGAGTTTGCTTCAGCTTGCCGCGAGCCGTGCCCTTGACGAGCTTCAGATGCGACGGGAGCGGTTTACGACCGCGGGCCATTGGAAATCCTCACCATAATAGCAATCATGTTGCTCACATTTGCGCGCTTTTCAGTAGATAACCGCGCAGATTTGCGCGATAAAGGGTCATCAACAACGGAGCACCACGATGACCCTGATCAACCAGACCACCTTCACCGCCACCGAAACAGACGCCGACGGCGACGAGATCGGCACGGTCGAGGTCACCCTGCGCGGCCAGACCAAGGCGGTCCGCGCCCGCCGCTGGAAGGACGGCGACATCACCGCCTACGGCTTCACCGGCCGCTACCAGACAGGCGGCAAAGCCTGGCCCGCCTGCATCCTGCTCCGCAGCGGCCGCGAGATTGTCCACTTCGGCCGCGACGACAACCACCCCAAGTTTCGCAAGGAAAACAACATTTGGTTCGCCTGAAGAACCGGGCGGCGGGAGATACCCCGCCGCCCTCGCCGCCCCAGGCGCCGCCTGGCCCGCACAATCCAGACCTTATCGGGAGTCAACCAGCACCATGACGAACAAGATCCTCAAGACCGAAAA